CTGCCAGATAGTACCGCTATAAATAACATAATCGCCAACCGCAAAAGTAATAGGACCAGCTCCAAAGTTTACTGTTCCTGCTACGTTACAAATATAAACATCTCCCGTGTCTCCCGTTCCATTTGCAAGTGTTGGCGTGTTAGTAGATGCGTTCCAAGTTCCTTTGTATTCCATAATAGAACTTGGTAATTGACTAATAGGAACTTTACCGCCACTATCCAAAGAAGCATAACCATTAGCGTTGCCCTTCTCACTTCTTAACTGATAAGTATCTAATAAAGCTTGTGAAGGGAATACTTCTACATAAGCCGAACCACTCCACAAATAAAGTTTCTGCGTGTCTTTAGCACAATAGATAACGTTAATATCGCCAACCGCAGGAAACCCTGCAAGGTTAGTATAAAACGAAACCGCACCGCTAAATATCGCCCCTAATTGAGCAAGTGTAATCTTCTTACTTACTCCTGTTGTCGGGTCGCCTATAATAGTTAAATCGGTACTAACTGGTGCTAACTCGGTCGCTAATTGGTTAATCTTTTTTCCTATCATTTTAGTATGTATAAATAGAAGGCACTTGGCATCTATCGTTTAAGTAAGGTAATTCCATTGTAATGTCTATCTTAACTCCTGCAAGATAGTCGGGGTCGCTCTCGGTAAAGTAAGTCAAAGGAGCGGTGTCGCCAATATCCCAAATAGCTTTAGGGTATCTTAATTGTGCAACTATGTCTTGACCTACTAAAGTCATATCGCTTAGTACTTCGGTTTCGTTTGTTTCTTCCATTAACATTCTGTCCATAAAATAAAGGCTAAAATTATAAGTAATATTTTTAGCGTTTATAGTCGCACCCGTTAAAGTGTAGAACATAGCAGGGTAAGTAACCTCGCCATTGCTTAAACGTTCCCACACATCGCCGAAGTAAACAAAGTTAATTTGTTCGTGGTCGTTTCCGAGTGTTGTTATTTGTTTGACTATTTGGTTTAACGTCAGGCTCATTCTTAATTTTTTCTAAATAAACACGAAGCTTATTTTGGTTTTTTATTGTTGTTACTTTACTCATAATTAGCAATCGCTACAACCTCTATTCCCTTGATAAAGTTCCTCGAAGCTTTTACCTGCGCAGCAATCAAAATCGCCTAACCAAATGCTCGTTGTATAAGCATCGTTCTCAGGGTGTATTGCATCAATGCCACTTCCAGGGTTTAGGTACTCAGGATAAAGTGTTGAATATTCTTTTAAGTATTTAATCATTCTTTGCTTGTAGAACTCCGCACGAGCCTTGTATCTATTTGCCACGTCAATCATATCCTGCATAGAAGGGTTCTCGGTATTCTCGCCACTCTTTCTTAACAAGCCTTTGTTATAAAACTGATAAGACAAACCCATTGGCAACTCACTAAGTACATAATGCACTAAAGTATCTGCTATGTATTGATCTAATAAGATAACCTCGTTGGCGTTTAAATTATTTGCCGTAATACCTGCTTGTAAACGATTGTACAAAGCACTTCCAAGCGCAGGTAAGATATACATATCTTGTGCGGTCTTAATCTCAGGCAATACAAGTTTTTCGTCTACGTTAGCGTGTAAGCCAGACCTGTCTTTAATATTCTGTACGCTTATGAATAATGTGTTTAAGCTCATTTCTTATTTTCTTTTAACTATGTTTGACTTCCACTCGTGTCTGCAACTTGGAGAATGTGTGTTTGTTCCTGGCTTAGTATACCAACCGCCTCGTCTATCCCATACAGAATAGCCAAGCCTTGCACTCATCATTTCTATTTCACTACGGCTATAAAACTTGTTAGCGGTTACTAAGTATTTGCAAAAAGGTCTGCTTGTATCTAAATCGCCATCATTAAAACCTTGTTTCCACTCGTAAGAATAACGAATTAAAATTTGAGTAGTTTGTGGCTTTATAGCTTCAACAATCTGCCCAATAGGAGCAGTAAGTTGCCTTTCGATAATTATGTTACTATCAATGCCCTTACCTTGCTTTACTTCGCTTGTTTTAATAAACCCCTTCTCGATTAATAAATCAATAACACGCTTAACCGCACCTACATCTTCTTTTAAAGTGTCAGCAATTACCTCTGGAGTAATACGCTTGTCTTTAACAATTAAGTCCAAGATATTAGATTGCAACTGCGATACATCTGCAAACATTTCAAAGTCCTTATCGTCGCTAAATCTTGACTTACTTTTAAATACTTCGTAACCGCTTCTATCTTCTCCGAACTCAAAGAAAACTTGAAAATCGGTTTCGTTAAATTCTAAATCTTCAGCACCTAACCAAGTAGAAACTTCCTCATCGCTTAAAGCATAACCGCCCTTAAGCATAGAACTTGCTTGTTCTCTTGTTATCTTGCCCTTATTAAAATCACGAATAATACGCTGCATATTTTGCCACTCACGACCTTTTAAGCCTTTAATATGCTCGTTCACACTTAAAGGACTTGCTGCCATTGGCTGCTCGGTTTCTGCAACTATTCCGTATTGTGTAGGGTCAATTCCTAACTTCTCTAATATCCACTCTTTAGGTGCTACTTGCAAAATAACGTTTTCGCTAAAGTCAATTCCAATAGGGTCTACCGGTTGAAGCTTTAACTCTTCCGTTACTCCTGCATATTGTCCAAGCATATTAAATACACCCTCAATCTGCATTTGCTTATAACGTACATAGGTGTTATTAAAGATTTCGTAGCTATCTCTAAGTTGTTGTCTGTTTCCTAATTGACCTGGAACGGCAATACCAAACAAGTCAGGACTTGTAATTTGGTGTCCGCTAAATATGTTAGTTTGTATTAACTCGTCTACTCTACCAAAGTCCTCTTTAGTTAGATCACTCGCACCTAAATCATCTACAATAGGCTTACGGGTTAAATCGTTTACAAAAGCAAGTAGATACTTCTTGCCGTCTGCACCCGTGTACATATTGTCGAATTGTCTGCTAACAAGTCGCTTCTCTTCAGGGCTTGGTTCTCCGTTTGGTAAAGTAATAAGTTTACTTGCAGAAAACCCTGTTTGAGCATTTCCTAAAACGTGCTTACTAACTTCAACATCACTTTCGATGTAGTTAAGCGCACCAAAATAACCAGGAAGGCTATAAACGTTCATTCCTGGGCGATACTCCTTTACATAAAGTATCTGCACACCTTGTGGGTTAGCAGGGTTAAACGCATTGTAAATCTCAGCTTTTTCTTGGTTGCGTGTAGCCTTCCAATCTTCTTTATACCAGAATTGAGTATTGTCTTTATTAGTTCTAATCTTTGTATAATCACAATGCCACAACTCAGCTACTTGACCACCCATAACACTCCAAATAACTTGGATATATGCACCGCCAAATAGTTCTAAATCTAAAGCAACCTTTTTAGTAAGGTCATTAAGGGTTTCCTCTCTATTTACTTTTTGAACAATCGCTTGTTCTCCTGCCCAACCATTTCCAACAATGTAATTCACTTTGCCTCTAATGATAGCATTGTGCTTTGCAGATTTGTTAAATAGGTCTAATAGGTACTGCGGATAGTCATTGTTTTGACCATACTGCATATACCCCTCTCCTTTTTTCTCTTTATATTCCGGTTGCTTTGCTTCCGCAAATGTCAATACTTGTATTTCCATTATTGTCTAATTGTGAATGTGCTTGTTGTTTCGTATTCTGTGAATGATATAGTTGTACCCTCGAGTTCCATAATGCCTGTTTCAAGCAGGTTTAAGCCCGTAGGATTTGTATTTGAAGGACTTGCTTGTTCGTAAACCGAGTAAGTGTATTGCCCGTTTAAAGAGGTATTAAAGTAGCTATTAACTACAATGCTAAACTCATTGTACCTTTCCTTGTAAGCACTTATGTCCGTATTGTTTAGCTTGACAAATTTGATGTCCGTGTTTGTTGATCTATTCTCGAAAACAAATAGATAGTTAGGACTTGTTAAAAGCTGCTTCTCAGTCAAGGTAAGTATTATATTTTGGGTTTGACCCTTAGTTAATCTTATCACAACTATAAATATAAAGTATCACGATTGTTTGCAAAATAAAAAACCCCCGCCTAATTAAAGACGAGGGCATCTATATACAAAACCAAAACAACCTAAGAACCTGCGGTAGTTAATTGACCTGCAACAGTAGAGTTAACTTCTGGAGCAAGGGCAGCTTCCGCACCTGTGAAGGTTAAAGTGTAACCACTTCTGTCGCCTTCTGCCGTACCTGTACCTGCGTTACCGCCTGTAAGGTCTAAGCCTCTTTGTTTTCCTAAGTACCAGTATTTGCCATTGTTATCTTTGGCAACCGCCACTAAAGTGTTTTGAGCGAGTAACAAGATTTCGTTTCTTGTGTTCGCTTGTAATTTGTTTAATACGATAGTTAATTCAGGAGCATAAAAGATAGTTCCATTCTGTACGTTTGCATTAACATTCTCAACTAATTGAGAAGTGCCTTTTACAAGTTCGTACTTAAAGAACCTTTTACCAGATGCTTTTACTAAAGCGGTAATTACACCACTTGCCTCAGTTGTAGAGGTAACATCTCCAGCTGCCATAAAATAAACTTCGGTTATACCGCCTAAACTGTCTTTACAATCTAAGGTATAATTTTGAGTTAAAGCACAAGCCATTGTTATTGAATTAAATTAGTTTGAAAAAATGGGTAGGTATATTTCAACCTACCCTATAAATTATGCAAGGATAAACTTCACTACTTCGTCAGGGAAGGCAATGTTTACACCCATTTTGAACTCAGATACGAAACGTACTTGGTCAGCTTCTTTAGCATAGAAAATTTCAAACTTCTCTTCTTCGTTCAATAAGTCAGTACCTAAGAACATATTGCTTAAACGCATAGCGTAAACTTTGTTAGTTCCGTTAAGACCTGCAACTGCAATTACTTTAATTGTAGTACCAGGAAGTACAAATTCGCTATCAGCTTTCACATCAATTTGGTAATTGAAGCTACCGCTATTTTTAAGAGCAACAGTGTAAGTTCTAAATAAATCTTGACCGCAGAAGATAGTCATATCATCAGCAGCTACAACTTTTGCAGGAATTGCTTGGTAAACACCATCAAAGATGCTAATTACGTTAGCAGCAGTAATAGAGCTTAAAGGCGCACCACTAATAAAAGTAGAAGCATTTGCAGCAACAACACCTGAAGCAGCACCGATTAACTTAACAAGACCATCGAAGCGGTTAAGGTTAACATTAACACTTGTAGTGTCGCCAGTCCATAGCGCAGTTTCTAATTGTGCAGCGATTGTCTTAGCTTTCTTTTCAGAATACTCTTGCTCGAAAGGTACGCTATCGTACATAGAGCCAGTAGGTAAAGCTTTTTGTAAATACTTAGCTTCAAGGTCTTTAGGACAAAGAGCTTCGTTTACTTTAATTTTACCAGGAGTTACAGTACGTTGAGTAAAGGTAGTAGAACCAGAAGCATTAAAGCCACAAGAAGCACCATCTTGGAAGATAGCGTCAGTTTCCATAATGTTGATTTTTTCGCTTGACTTTACGCCAACCATAACGTTACCTGCGCTCTTAATAAGAGAAGCAGTTTTTGCACCCAATACAGATGAAGTTACAAGTAGAGCTTCGTTTTCTTTTGTATAGTTTGCTAATGCAGATACATCAAATCCCATTTTATTTTATTTTTATTTGTTTAATAAAGCGTTTCTAAATTTTTCAATCCTATCGTACTTCATATTATGAGTAGTTACGTTAGAACCAAAGTTGTTTCTTGGTTGCGCAATAGGTTCAGCGTTAGGTGTCTTTGTAAGTGCTTCTATTAATTCAGCTACTTGACTAAAGCCATTTTTAACTTTTGCCTCTAATTGTGCTACTTGTGTTTTAAGATTTTCGTTTTCAGCTACTAAGTTTGTAATTTCGTCAGCCATTTTCTCATCATACTTTTTACCCATTTCAGCAGGTGTTTCGTCAGCTTCTTTAGCTTCTGCTTCTGGAGTTTCAATAGATAAGATTTTAGCGGCTTCGTCTAAAACAATTTTAGTGCCGTCTGCTAATTGGTGTTCGCCAGTTGGAGCAGGTGTTCCGTCTGCTAAAGTAACTTCGCCACCGATAGCTAATTCGCTAATCATAACCTTCGTTCCGTCCATAAGGCTATATTCCGCGAATGTAACAGGTACCTCTTCGATAGGTGCTTCAATAGGAGCCGGAGCCTCTACTTGTGGCATATCTTCGAACAAAGCCCTAATTTGCATAATTGCATCTTTTGCGTTCATCATTCTTTTTGTTTAAATATTAATAAAAGATTTTGTTTATCATTTAACCCGTTGCAATATTTCCTTTATTGCATTCATAAGTTCTTGTTCTTTGGTCGGCTTTGTCTTGTAAGTAAACAACCCTTCTACGCTAAAGCCTTTAAATTTACCCTCTTTTACATCATTCCAAACGCCTTCGTTATCTACTTTAAAAGAACCAAACCAAGAGCCGTCCGGTGCATCTTCAAACCCTTTCATTGGTTGTATACCTCTGCTTTGATCTGTAATAAAACTCTCAAACATTGTTACACCTTCTACTTGTTGGTCAGGCGAGTGCATCAAGTTTACGTTTGATTGGTAACCTCTTTTGAAAAACTTTTGCGCAATCTTGAATATAGTGTCTTTAGAAAAGACCACATAGTAATCGCCATAAGTAGCATCACTCCTAAAAATAGGCATATCAGCCAACATAAGAGGACCAGAGATAATACGCTTATCCTCGCTAACCACTTCAAAGCGTTGTTGATTTTTAAAGGCATTCCAATTCTTTTGAATAGCAGGTTTGTCTACGAGTGCCACATAATCGACCTCGGCATCGTCATTCATATCCTCGCTAATGTCTAATAAATAAACAGGTAAGTCCATATCTTTAAATATTAAGTGTTTTAAATTGTTATCATTTAACCAAACCTTGCTCGTTGCTGAATAGCTGCAATCCTTTGTTGGCTGCTTGTTACATCGCTTTCCACTACATAGCTTCTAATAGCTTGATTGCCTAAAGCGTTAATAGTTTCAGTATTAAGGCTCGTTGTTTGTGCTTGAGGTTGTGCAGGTGCTATTGGTGCTGCTGCCGAAACATTTGGAGTAGACATATTACCAACACCACCAGAACTTGACGCACCCGGAACTTTTGTTGCTATAATGTTTTTAACTGCACTAAAACCAGTTGTTGCAGCAACAACAGTTGCAGGAATAGAAGCAGGGAACGGCAATTTTAAAGCTTGAGTAATACCCAAATAGGTGTTAATTAATGCAGAAGATATTGCCAAAGCTTTACCGGCAGCCGTTTCTTTACCAACTATATCGCTTAATGCAGTTAAAGCAGCAGCACTTTGTTGTGCTAAAGCTATCTTTTGATCTGCTTCTTTTTTTGCTATATCTACTCTTGCCTTTGCATTTGCTTCAACATTTGCGGTGTATTGGTCTTCAGTAATTAAACTATTAGCAAATTGTTCTTCTAATAAAGCATCTCTTTGGTCTAATAAATCTTTTTCTAATTGTAAATCAGTTTCATTTTTAGCTAATTTTTTATCTAAGTCAGCAAGGTCTTTTGCTGCTTGTTTCTTATCATCGTCTTGTGTCTTAGCAAACTTTTTTTGTAAATTAGCAAATTCTAAATCATCTTCTTTAGCTATTTGTGCTGCTGCTTCTTCAAGCATCTTTGCATCTTCTGCTGCTTTCTTTTCTCTCTCGGCTTGATTAATAGCGTTTAAATCTGAATTAAGTTTAGTTCTTAAAGCAACTATTAATTGGTTTTTTGTCTCTTCTGTTATTTTAGTATTAGCTAAAATTTCGTCCTTTTCTTTATTAAAAGCAAGATTAAGTTCTACTCTTTTCTTTTCGTTTTCGTCTTTAAAAGTAGATAAAAATATTTCATTATTTAATTCGCTTAGTTTTAATAAAGCTTCTTTTTGTGCTTCTAACCTTTCCTTTGCAAGTTGCTCGTCTTGTTTCTTTTGGCTTTCCCCGTATTTATTTGCATTGGCTGTACCTCTTTGTGCTGCTTGTTTAGCTGCATCTTCTCTTGTTTTTTGTGCAGTCGCATCAATTACCTTCAAGTCATTTTGAAGGTCTTTGAATTTTTTAGCTTGTTCTCCGTATAAAATGCCCTTCTCGTTTGCAGCTTTTTTTAAATCGTTTAATTCATTCTTAATTTGATTTTTTCTAAGCTCATCTATTTTCTCCTGCTGCGCACCCTGTGCTTGAAGTAGTTTAATTTGTCTGTCAATCCCTTCATTAATTATCTTAGTACCAGCAGCCGCTTTTGTAAAGATTGCTTGTCTTTGTTGCTCTGCCCTTGATGCTGCATTTGTTACGCCTATCAAGTCAGTAAAGGCATTAATAACATTACCAACAGTAGATGCAAATTTGCCAAGTCCTGGGATAGCATTAAGTATCGCAGTTTTTATTTTACCAAAGTTTTGAACTACGGCTATAAGTCCAATTACTAAAGCACCTATTCCCGTTGCAAGTATCGCTCCACGCAATACCTTCATAGCTACACTTGAAGCCGTTGTTGCTACAGTTGCCGTATTAGTTGCAGCAGCCTGTGCCTTAGTTGCTACAGTTGAAGCTATTGTTGTTGCAACATCTGTCTTTTGAATTGCAGCTTTTTCGCCTATAACAAAATTATAAGCAGTTTGGAATGCAGTTGTACTTTTAATAACTGCGCCTAATTGCTTAAAGCTATCAATACTCTCCCCAACAGATTGTAAGCCTTGAGATAAAGCCATAGCAGATTGTACCTTTAACAAAGTTTTTTCTACTGCTTCTGACTCAGCACCAAACAAACCTATTGCACCCTGCGCTGCTGCAAAACCACCGGCAACACCACTAAGCGAAGCGGTTAAGGCTTTAAACTTAGCATCTGGGTTAAAAGCATCTGTCAAAGCTTTTGCATCGCCTATCCTGTCTTTTAATTCTGAAGCTCTTTTTGCTGCTTCAATCGCTTGTTCTGAAGTAGCACCGAACTTATCGGATAACGCTTGTACGTCTTGCTGCGCTTCTCTTAACTGCTTTTTTAAGGAGCCTATAGCTTGTTCTTGGTTACCGCCTACCTTTATATCAAACGATAATTGATTTTCTGCCATTAGTATTTTGTTTCTATTACTTTAAGGAATGATAGTTTAGTAGTGTTGTATTCCATAGGGTTAAAGTTTTCGACCTTGTTAAGCCTAAACAATACCCCGTCAATATAAACGTACTTACTAAAATCTAAATTAAAAATGTCTACTATATCAAGTAAACCAAAGCAAGTTAATAGCTTACTATCTTTGCTTGTTATCTCAGCAAGGTAAGGGCTATGAAATGCGTTGAATACATTAGTAGTCGGATAGCTATTAGGTCTAAATTGTATCTCTTTAGGTGCGCCAAAGTTAATATCGTTTGTAGGGTTAATTGGATCATCTAAATGCCCTGCATAACCATAGCTTGTATAAGTAGCTAAGTTTGTAGTTGTATTCATAATGTTCCAAGAACCTACGCCAGTTATCTTTTTGGTTTGCATAATACGAATTATACTATCCATTCTGTCCTCTGCACTATTTGTGTTTGACTTCTTATAAATAGCCGGAAATACTTTGTCTTGTCCGGTAGCCTGGTATAAAGTAGATGCAGCAAATATAACTTCTAAATTGTCGGTTTCTTTTACAAAGTCAAATTCAGTATCGTAAATAAAATCGCCATAACCTTCGGTATACTTCTTGCGATAGTTTTCCCCGTAAAAGTCATTGTCGGTTTTGAATTTATAGTTATAGTATCGAGCGTTTACTTCACTCATTGGCTTAATACTTATAGGCTTTGCACGATCTACTTTGTTAGTCCAATCCAATGCTTCAGCCGACTTGTCAGGATAAAAGTCCACATACGGACTAATAACAAGTTCTTTGTCATTAAACTTATTCTCATAAACGTAGAGATTAAACATCTTAACAATGCTCATAAAAAAGTCGCGCTGAAATATACCTTTAGGAATAGTATCGTTTATTGTTATTGTTTCGCCTAAGTTAATTTGAACTTGCGTTGGTGTTGTTGTAGTTAGCTTAACCTCTCCTAAAAGGATATTTAGAAAAATGCCGTTGCCTAATATTTCGACCTGCATAGTGTTATTAGTAGCAAAGTTTACGCCACTAACTAAAATATTGCAGTCCATAAAATTATTAATACTCGCATCAAAATCTTGTCTGCCTATTTGTGCGCCATCTTTTTTTAAGATAACAGAAAAAGCCGGTAGGCTTGGATTGTAAGTTACATCGCCACGCAAAGTTAATTGTATGTCGGTTGTTATTGTAGGCGTACCGGTATAAGTAAATAGTTGCTTTGTTATGTCAAGGGTAAAGCTACCTGCCGTTACCATTGTAAATTCTACAAACGTGTTAAGGTTTGTATTAATTAGTTGTATGTCAGCATTGGCATCTAAACTTGTATTGTTTAACGCAGTAATGTTTGTTTGGTTATGCGGAATAATAAGCCTCTTAAATAAAGGCTCATCAAAGAACGGGCAATCTAAAGTGTAATCTGTACCTGCAAATATCTTTTCAATATACTCCTTAACATACAAAGCAGGTCTAAACGTTGTATATTGAAAGTCCTTTTTAGCAACTCCGTATGTACCGGTACTAACATTACCATAATCAATAAGCGGATAGTAGTAACCAGAACCGCCCGAGTTATCCCAACTCGCACTAATATTGGCTACGCTATAAGTATGGTTGTAAGAACTAAAATCTAAATCTTCTAAACGTTGATTTCCTAATTGGTTAATAAAACCACCTAATTCCCCAAACACGCTGCATTGGTATTCAATAGTTTCTTTGTCTATTACTATCTCTAATATTCTTAAAGTGCCTTTAAATATCTGCACCTTATCAATAAAGATTTTACAATTAGCTTGTTTGGTTACGTTAAAGTTATACCCTACGTTTGGTAAGGTGTTATCCGTAAAGTTAGCGTTGTTAAGTTCGAAGATATAGCCAAATACCAAGTTATTGTTTGCGGTTCCTGGTATGCTTATTGTCTTACTAAAAGAAGTATTGCGACTACCGAACTCACTCACATCGTCAATCGCATAAGTGAACTCCGTAGATATATCCTGCAATAGATCAATCTTTTGTTCCTCTATGTATATCTCTGTACTAATCATTATCTGAATTGGCTTGTTAAGTATTTGCCTACTTCTATTTCAATCTCAAAGTTAAATAACTTGTCTGCACTTTCTAACTTGTACTCATAATTGCTTGTACTTATGGTAACAGGGAAGTAAGCACCAAGTACTTCCATATACACAATAGGACTCGATACAAGTTGAGCCAACCACGAATAATCTTGTTCGCTAACCCAATCAGAAGTAAGCCTATATTTATCTTTATGCTGAATAGCATAGTTAAAAGTTGTCTCGTTATATCTGTTATATCCATCTATGTTTGTCATTTGCCCACCTACAAGCTGCCAATCGCTTCGCCTGTATGATGCCCTTTGATACTCGCTTGACCTTCTATTTACTAAAGCGAATTTTTTAGTGTCCCAACCGCCTAATCTATTTAGGAACTCTAAGTTAAATTGTTGGTATTTAGGATAGCACTTATGTCTTAATTTTATTACCCTTGTTTGTGCGCCACCTCTTTTTAAATAAAAGTTGTAGCCGTATGTATTCTCATCTATAATCGTGCCAGACGCCCAATCGTTTATGTGTCCTGCTTGTAGGTTAAACATATTAAATTGACCGCCTAAAGTAATATTGCCCGATACTGTATTAGTAACCACGTCGCCATCGCCTAATACTTCAACCCAAGCTGAGTAACCGCCCGTTGCTATGCGTAGGAAGGTAATGTAAAAGTTATCTCCGTATTCAAGCGTTATGTTATCCGTATCACGCTCGGTCAAAAAATCGTCCGTAAAGTTTTCCAATAGTAAATTATCGTAATAGTCCGATAACACTAAAGGTGTATTGTTCTTTGTTAAGAATACATCGGCAAACAATGGCGGTACAAAGTTGTAGGCTGAGTAGCTGCCAGATGCTAAGTTTGTAGTAGTTACACCGCTAACCTCTTCGCCTATCCTTACTTGGTAATCTACTTTAATCTTATCGTTTGAAGCTACAAGTATTGAGTTCCCTGAAGGCTCAAAATAATTAGTTACAAAACTTCTTACCATTGGAGATGCGTTAAACACCCCATAGCTACCTTCTGCACTTGGCGCAGGGAATACCTTTGATCTAATTACTTGGCTTCCGTTAATGTATACATCATACACAAATTTAAAGTTTGTAGTTCCACTATTAGTAGAACTTGACACAAACCAAAGGTTATCGTGCATTGACGAATAAGGTGCAGGGCTACTTGTTATTGTTATTGCCATTCTTGCTTTCGTTTACTGTTTGCTTTATTTGAATTAATACATCGCCACCTACTGCGACTGCTATATTTTCAATAAATTCTTTATTAAATATTTGCGCTACTGCTCTGTCAAAATAGTGCGTAGACCTAAGTCCTTTAGTATGTATGCTTTTTGCTATCGCCCAAGCTAAAGATTTTTTGCCTTGTATTGCTTTGCTTTCCGCTCCAAGCTTTGTGTACTTCTTAACGGCTACCGATTTTAGCTTATTATAACTAAGCCATTTTTCTATTACATTAACCGGAATTGACTTGCTACTTGTCTTGAACGAATAAGGTGTTTTAGCATCTGCCTTTGTATTGTTTGTACCCTTAACCCCTTTATTGACAAACCTAAAGTATTTGTCTTGTTCGCTTCCTTGCTCATATCCTAAACTTAAAACGTAACTGTTTCCAAATTTAGTTACAATCCCTATTGCCGGTTCTGCTAACTTACCAGAACTTGTTATATTTTCTTGATCTAATATCTTGATTAGGGCATCATTAAAGGCTTGTCCGTATAAAGACAAGGTTTCCTCTAATACAGGTAAATCGCCTTCCTTAACCTTTCCAAAGCCCGTATCGCCTATGCTTTTTAAAAAGCCTTCCCTTAATGCTTGTATTTGCGCCTTTGATATACTCACGCTAATAAATATAAGGAAGGTCTAAAAATAACTAACCCCACCAAAATTGGCAGGGCTTGTCTTATTTAAGTTTCCTATGTTGCTCTTTATCGTAATCGGCTTTAGCCTTCAGGTAACTAAGTGTATTTAGGAACTGGATTGTTGAAAGTTCATAGCTTTGGTCAACTGTGATATTTTCGTGGTCGGCAACAGATTTGGCGCAATATTGCCATCCAAAGTGCTGCATAAAATTTGAACCGCCTCTTGCGCTGACTCCGGACTCATTCCCTTCGACATCATTTCCTGTATCAAATAAGCCTGAGAAACCTCTATCCAGTTTCTGTATACTTGATAAAAAAAAACAACCGAATGATAAACGTGAACAAAGTTAGAGGCTTGTAGGTCGGCTGCATACTCGCTATGCTTTGCCGCATCATAGGTATCGTCTACCCATCTGCCATACCAAGTTTTACGCTGAGGCATAACCATTGAGGCTGCTAACTTATGCAAGTTGTTAATTAAGTCGGTGCTGAATACCTTGCTTTCGATATATCTGGCTGCTTTGATCTGCTGCACATCATATACAAACCGGTATCGTTTGCCGTTTACTTCCGTATACTTAACAGGCTTACCTTCTATTTTATCGTCTAAAAAGCTAAGTGTTGCCCTTAGATTATTGAATTGCTTAATAGATAGGCTATCAACCTGGGTGTCGGTTAGATTGTAGATTATACCTACAAGCTTACTCTCTACGTCTAAGTTAGTCCAATCCTTTTCAGGCTTAGTAACTATTGGATAAATCTGTTGGTACTGCCAAATCGTTAATTCGTTCCAAGTCATAATTTTTCTATTTCAGTTTTAACTTCTTGCCAGTAATTTCTAGCTTTATACGGATTAGTTTTTAATATCTCGTCTACTGCTATTAAGGCGCATTCTTTAGCAATAGCTTTATTTAATCCGTATGGTATGTCAGTAGTTGTTTGTATCAAAAACCTCATACACAATTTATTAGCTTTTTCTTTTGGTGTCATTTTTTTTGTCTTGTTCAAGTATCTTGTTGCTTTGATCTATTAATCTAACCCATACTATTGATATAAGGGTTGCTGAGATTAAAGAACATATTATTGCTACTATCATTTCGTTTGGTTATACATATCCCTAACTTCAATTATAGCTAAAATTACTATAATTATTGCGAATGGTAAAAGTATCATTTTAACTGTTTTATAATATATACAAGATGCCCACCTATGTAAGCTACTGCAAACAAAGGTAAGCAAATTGTAAAGAAGTATAATATTTTTATTACTTTAGAGATACGGCTACTGAGGTTGTGCTACTCTTAGCAGGTGGGTAAACTTTGGTAACCTCGCCAGTAACTCCGTTAATAATATCAAGTCCTTGATGCGGAACTTTTTTAAGGAACTCTTCCATATCCTTTTTGGCTTTGGCTGCACTATTGTACTCAGCCATAATTTCCTCGTATTGTGGGCTTTCGCATTTGCTATAATCGTACTTAACTCCGACCTCGCGAATGTTGAACTTTGCACTCATATACTCGAAATCTTTGCCGTTTAATACAGCTGCTTGTAATACTGCATCTTTATAGTCCTTGTTTGCCTTTAGGGTTTCGAGCATATCCTCTAAGGCTTTAACCTGAATATGTGTTTTTAACGGGTCAAGTTCCCCTGCGTTTAATCGTTCAATTAATTGATAGGTAAACTCAGTCCTTTGTTCTTTTGTTGTTTCGAAGATTTGTTGTAGTTCCATTGGTTTGTTTATTTGTAGTTTATATGGTTCTGTTCTATTAACTGATATTCTTGGAATACCAAAATATCCATCATCATCAAAATAAAAACTCATATTGTTTCGGGTTTGTAATTCTCAATGTCAAAAAAGCCAATTTGTGACTTATGTTCGGGTCTTCTTAACCTACGCTTTACCGGTTCGTATCCTTGCTCGGTGCAATAGGTTAGTATCTCTAAGTAAGTAGCATCAATGTTAGACATCATTATACTAATTGGCTCACTTGCGTAGTATTTGTCTATGTATTCTTTTGCGCTTTGTGTCATTGTGTTTAATTAAATAGTCAGTTAAAGCTGCCATTACAAAACCTGTTGCAATTAGCAGAAGGCAAATAGCGTAGATCATCTTGAGTAGATGTCTTGTAATTGACCAATAAGGTAACAAGCTACTAAAAATACGGCTAAAAGTTGTGCGGTTTCTTTTTTCATTGTGTTTGTGTTTTGATTAAATAATAACCAAATATACAAGTTTTACACAATCCACCAAATTTATTTTTGTAACCTTGTTGCAATTATAGGAAGGCATACCTACCCGTGCCACGTTTAAGGCTGAAGTTCTGCCAAGCCAAAGCCAAAGCCATTACGGCGTCATCGTGAAAGCCTGAAGGTGCTGAGTACTTTACCCCGGTTGCCGTGTATTGATACTCAAATACTTCTAACTCCTGGCTTATTATCCCCTCAGGATAGCCTATTTTACCTTGATGTATCGCTGCTTGTAAGCCTTCCATTAGCTGCTGCTTACTTGAACTTGTAAACTTTAATCCCTGTATCATTACCCCTTCTCTTTGTAGGTCTTCAAGTATCGGGTCTCCAACCCCCGTGCTATCGACAAGGATAGGGCATTTAGGCAGCCTAAGGATAGTTTGCTTGGTATTGTGCCAATCCATTTGAAAGCGGTCAAAATAAGCCACATTCCCGTCTTCGTCTAAGCCTACTATTACAGTCCAATCGACCGACTTGGCTAAGTCAATACCATAAGCTACTACCGGCATTGTTGTAACCGGGTGTAAACATTTGCGAATGTGCTGACTCCCGAAAGGGTTAGCTGCGTTCTCCGCAGGGTTTGCCATATACTCCTGCTCAAATACAACCTCTGGCAGTTGCTTCCGGGCATCGTCTATTTCGTTTGGATCAATGTATGGGTTATCGTATGTTGTAAACTTAAAGCTTTGCCAATCGGGTTCGGCTTTGCTAAACAAACTAAAAAAGTAATTCTTACCTTTAGGGGTGCTTAAGAATATAGCCTTGCCCTTATAGTCAGTTAAAGTAGGTCTTATTGAGTTTAGCCACCCGTCTTCAAGGTTAGGTATAAAGGAAGCCTCGTCAACTATTACCAGGTTAAACTTGCGCCCTCTTAAGTTGTCCAAGCGTTCCCCCGTAAAGAACTCTACCTTTCCACCATTAGGGAAGCTAATATTTAAGTCCGATTTGTTATTAGGGAACGGAAGGCTATTGCATAACTTCTCAAAGAATACCTTAGCCAATTTATAGGTCGGGGTTATGTAAGCAACCTGACCGCCTTTGATTGCGGTTGTAATACATTTGATCTGGGATAGTTCCGATTTGCCGAACCTTCGACCGCACATTACAACTATGTACCTGGCTTCGCAGTCAAGTATCTTCTTTTGGTTTATATGTCCGTTCGGTAGTTCTATCCGCATTAAAGAATTGTCTTGCCGTCTACAAATACTATCTCAATTCTGTTATCTGTTT